CGTCCATCAACATCTGGCCTGTGTCAACATTCTTCTGATGCTCTAGCTCTTCTTCAGCCATAGCCTGATCGGCTTCGTGCTCAAGTTGCCGGAGTTCAAATTCTTTATCCTTGGCAGCAAACTGAGCATAGGCGGCAAGCCTGTCTGTCTCTGCCTTGAACTCTTCGATGGAAAGTCTACGCATCTCAATATCCTGCTTAGTCTTGAGCGCTGCGTTCTCCATCTCCACCTTCTGAAGCTGTTGGCCCATCTGCTGCACGGCTTCTTGCAACTGAGCTTGCTGCTGCATCATTTGTTGGGCATTCGGACCTTGATCGCCAAGTTCAGCCTTTTCCTTGTCGGAGAGAAGCTGCGGTGGAATGGTCTTAACCAGACGTTCAGCGAGTTCCTCAGAACCCGGCCAATCCTGCGCCTTGACCACGAGGTCACCAGCAATCTGCATAAGCTCCGGATAGACCTGAATAGCTTCCATCATAGCCTCGGCAGCTTCCACCCTACGAGTCGTGTAAGAAGCACCAGAGGTAGTGGTTACGTCATATTTACCCAGCGAAATGTCAGGACTGTTAGGATCGAGAGGATCGTTAATCTTAACTAACTTGGTCTTCTCGTCCTCTCCGATGATACGAATTATACGAGTTCCGTCGTAGACCTGACCAATGAGCTGATTGATAACGTCACCGGCTTCCAAGATAGCAGCATTCCCATTGTCGTAGTAGGTAAGGGAAGCAATATCTCCTTCACGTTGCCGGGCCATAATAGCTCGCCCAGAGGTTTCATTGGACTTGATTCCAAGACTTGCATCGTGAATCCCCGTAACATCTTTCATGTCCTGAGTGTTAAGCTGCGCCTCATTCAGCAAAGCCATCTGCATGGGAGGTGGATCAAGACGCTTAATGTTCTGGTCAATGATGGCTTCGTCGTTAACCACCAGCAAAGGATCACGAGTAAGGTGAGCCTTGCGAATCTTGTCTTCCTTACCCTCAACGGCACTCTCAGTGGCAATCCACTGCGCCTTCGGGGCGTAGCCAAGCTGCTCAGCTGCAACCGAGCGCCAGAAGTTCTTAAGGCGAACAAGGTCCTTCATGAAGCGAACTAGGCCGTACCGATATCGACGGTCTCCCATAGTCACTGTACGACCAGCCATGCGGATAATCGGAAGACGATTCATCTTCCATTCGTACGGACCTGCGAGAATTTTGAAACCTGTGACGAGGTGCATCTGAGCATACTTGCAAGGGGCAACACGCGTCTTTACCGGAGTACCAAACTTCTCCATTTCATCTGGTTCAACATTCTCATCGAAGGTTCGAATACTTCCGTCGTCGAACATGACGAGCATTCGATCTCGTTCAATAATACGCCAGTGTTCGGTAACTCGAACAGTGTCAGAATCAATCCAGCCAGTGGCCGAAAGATTACGACGCTCCACGTCACTCAAAGTAGAAGGATCGCTCTCAGGCCAACGACGATTAAATTCCTTCTGAGGAATAACGTCATCTACAAAACAGTGAGTCGCATCCCGCCCTGTAGGGTCAATTGACAGCCTATCCCAGACAACGGAAAGAACGTCGTCAATAGGCTCAATGGTGATATCTTGGTCAAAGACGTCTTCCGCAGCGTACTTAACGCCGATACGAAAAGCTCCGTCCCCACACTGAATCATCGACTCAAACGCGCTGTCGTAAGTACGAGTAGCTCTGTTGTTTGTTTCGATTGACCGTATGAGATCGGAGCGAATGTCGGCAACGTTTTTGTCGCCATTTTCCATCGGAAGAACTTTAATACCGTTTTTATTTTCTCGCCAGTCGCCGACTAGCTGGGCTGTAAACTGGGGAATGGTATTAATTACAAGACACGGAAGTCCGGCACGTTGACGGAGAACTTGAGGGTCCCACTGTTCACCGGCTACAAACTTCTTGTCCTCAAGAGCTGCAATACGGTTGTCATCATCAAATTTCAAGTCAAGCTCATACGTCTCCCGCATATCCTGAAGATAGTCCTCAAGGGTTTCGAAACCTTCGGGTACGTAGGAGGCTGCTGGCGTGTCGAAATCCTTCTCCGGAAGGATAAGTTTATCGACTTCGCCTGTAGAGTCTGATTTCTTTTTAGCCATTATCGCCTTGAAAGTAGGTGCATCAACAGACCACCAAGAAAGTCATTAGGATTCAAACCTGTTGAAGGAGGTGGTAAACGGGAAGGAGCCGGGCCTTGATCTGTAGGGTCGGTAGGAGTTCCGGGAGCCTGTGTCGTAGCTTGCTGGGCTTGTCCGAACAAACCGCTCAAAAGGTCATTGAACGGACCTTTACCCGTCATTATACCGTAGGCAGGACTTAGATACGGCAGAACCTTGCCAATACCTTCGCCTGTGATTGCTCCTGCTAAGGGGCTTATGAAACTAAGAGCTTTACCAATACCCATATTTAAAGAGCCATCCAGCTAGTGTCAGAGTGTCCTCTGTAGGGGTTGTAGTCTTCCATTCCGGGAATGTAGACAGGCTTGTTAGCTTCTTCTGTCTTAGCCCGGCGGCGACCTGTTACTTTGTCGAATATAAAAGTTAGACCCCAAACTAGGGCGTCCATACGGTCAGGAGATTTGTTGTTTCCTCGGTCGTAGTCAGCCGAGAAAGAACACATTTGATCTTCTAGTTCGTCGAATCGCCCGACGTGGTGAACTCGATTCTGTTCATAAAGTGCGGAGATAGGTTCAGCACGAACAAGCTTTCCCCGAGTCGCGTGTACCAAGGAGACAGGAACATTTCGATCAGCGGCTCGGATAACGGCTTCAACCATGTCGCCTCCTTGATTTTTCTCAGCAATGATTCGATCTGCATCAAATTCACGGTAGAGAGCGACAGCTGCTCTTGCCCATTCATCAGGAGACCCTCTAAGAGAGCGATCAGCGAGGACGTATCCTCGATTGTATCCGTCAGCATCTCGGGCAAGTCCCACACATACAATACCTGTTTCATCCGACCCCTCCTCCGATGAAATAGCTGGATCAACAGCCACTACGATACGCTGTAGTTCATCCGGCGCTTCAGGGCGTCGGTTCAGGTCGATGCTGCTGCGAGTCCACAGAGCACCGGGAATATCTTCAAGAAGCTCCCCTTCAAGCTCTTGGCGGCCCAGACGTGTTCCACCGTATCGCTCTTCAATCTGCTTAAGGAAGGGTCCTGCAAGATTGCCGACGTTATCGTAAGTCCGTCCACGGGTCACTACGGTATCGGGGTCGTTGATAAGCTTCTTGATTAGGTCCATCGGTCGCGGAGTCGTAGTGACAACCTGCTGGGGATGGGTTCCAAGACGGAGACCGAACTGCAACTGGTCCCACGAATCTTGCATGTATTGCCACTTCGCCAGCTCGTCACACCAAGCAAAGTGATGCTGAGGTCCACGAAGCTGATCTGGCTGCGTAGCGTTGTAAGTAAAGGCCATGCTACCATTAGGCCAAGTCAACTGTCTGTTGGCAGGAGAATATTCCGGCATGAAATCCGGAGAGGAAATGGTGAGGATGCCGCTGTCACCCTCTACCATAACCTTGCGGGCGTCAGCTGCCGTTTCCGCAACCAAAGCGATTCGGCATCCGGGATTCTGCTGGGCCTTCATACGGACCCATTCAGCTCCGCAGCGAGATTTACCGAAACCGCGTCCCGCAAGCAGGAGCCAAGTGGTCCAAACACCTTCGGGGGGGAGTTGATTAGGTCTAGCCCAAAATTCCCAGTTGTACTTCAAAGCGGCCAAGGCTTCAGGAGTCAAAGCCTTAAGAGCAGCTTCGCGCTCTTCTTCTGACAGGGATGCTAAGATTTCAGCGGGAGATTCTTGTCTAGCCATTTATGGGTTAGGATTCTCCGGAATTGGAACTAGGTGGTTGGGGTTCACCTGACCGTAGGAAGGTTGATAAGTTCCGATTAGTTCTTTACCGTTTCCGAGAATACCTGAGTTACAGTTCAAATGCTTGTCCATGCAGTTGTCAGTCCACATCATCATCACAATTGGGTCCCAAGCACCGAACCAGTCGGCGTGAAGCGTCGAGCCTGGCTTCTCAGTAGGAGCCATAACGTCAGAGGATAATGACCAAGTACTAGTAGTGTCTCCTGCTTGGATTGAGTAGTAGATGTTCAAAGCGAACTCAGGAATGATGTATGGATGAGTTGAAGGACAACCGGGGAACCCAAGATGGGTGTCCTGCATGTAAGCGAGGTGAGACATGTGGTTAGGAGAATCGAGCTGCGTTCCGTTCCAGCACGTCGGAGCATCGAGGTTAGCAACTAGGTGATGTCCAACAGAACAGACCGCAAGAGCATCCCTCATGTTGTCAAAACTGCCTGTATTGTTGTCACAGTACCACTTGAAGTGGCTGGTAGCTGCCGTAGTAGTCGAAAGATGGTCTAGATCCCGCCCGAAGATGTAACGAAGACCAAATGGCAGAGCCAGACAGCCTTGAGTAATACGGGTGTCATTGCACTGCGTAGAAGACTTAGGATACCTCTTGTAGTAGACAACGTTCATATCCGGCTGAACAACGTGCCCGTTACCATCTAGAACCGCTGGTGCCCAGTAGGCAGAACGATTGGCAGCCGGTTTAGTAGGATCGCCGCAAGTCGTCTGACCGTGAGCACGAAGTGTCTCGTAGGTGGAGTTCGAGTTCGCGTCGAGATTGCCGTAGAACTGGTGAAGGTGGCTCTTTCCGGGCTGATTAAAGGCACGGAGAGGGTCGTCGTAACGAAGCTGACCCGCTCCACAGACAAATCGGAAAGCCGACAGAGTGTCGCCTACGTTCTCACCCGGAATTACGGAAGGTTCAATCGAGAGATTGTAGTCGAACTCAGAAGCAATAGGAGTAATACCAGTCAATCCCGGAGACACAGTAGTAGTCTGAGTCCCAGTTGGTGTTGGATCGGTCCCAGTCGGGCAGTCAGCGTCCGCAGGAACAACCGAACCATCGGGGCAGGTCTTCGTAGTTGGAGGTGTGACAGGGGTTGTACAGTTATCCGTAATTGGAATTACAGACCCGTCAGGACAAACCTGAGTCGTCGGAGGCGGAGGATCAGTTGGGGTAGGTGTCGTAGGTTGAGGATCGTCCTCGATAATCGTAACGTTTACCGTGCAATTCGCACACGTAGCATTGTTTAGAGGTGTGAGTTGAACACTGAAAACTCGGTTGCCCACGTAAACGTCGTTGTTGATGATCGGAATAGAAATGGTGTTGGTAATACGACCAGAACCGAAAGTCATGCTGCCAGACATGGCAACGTAGTCAGTTCCAGCCTTGGCCGTGCCGTCTACCGTCTTATAAGAATAGGCTGAAGGCTTTTTAAGACCTCCAACCCGCTGGATTGCTATAGTAGCGTAGGGAATGGTTTCTGAAACAGAAGTATCTTGTCCCGAAATTGTGGGTGTAGTTTGTGCAGGACGGGGAGCCGCCCAAGCGCCACCAGAGATAAACAAACCAACAGCGGCAAAAGCCGTAAGAAGTTTCTTAATCATTCACCGCTTTCTTTAGTTCCATTTTATCTGCCAGCCTACGAATGCTGTTAGTAAATTCCTGTGCCTGTTCAGCAACCCGGCGCGTCTCCATTTCAATTGGGCCACCGTCACGACCGGAGATTTCCTGCCGTTCGATGAACATTCCCATCGCGCGAGCCATAAGCTCACAAGCGCGTAGGACAGCCGTGTGATTTCCTTCTGCTTCAGCCCGCTCTAGCGTAGACTGAATCTTCTTCATGACGTATTCGGGCTTGAGGGTTGTTTCCTTAGCTCTCTGAATCGTCAGTTCGTCCATCGCTGCCCGGATTCCAGGATGAGCCAGCATCTCGTGAGCCAGTCTCGCAGCGTGTTTAGTGTTGTAACCAGCGCGAAGCACCGCAGCGGCACCGTTAAAGTCCCTCAAATACTCTTCAACAAAGCGCCGCTGCCTAACGGTCAAGTTGTCGATCACCTCCTGAATGTTACCGGCATCCAACGCAGCTTGGACTTTGGGCTTAATTGAGTCCCTGATGCGCTTGGGGGAGTGGATGCGTGTTTTAACTCTTTGCATTTTACTTCCTGTAGATTGGAATTTCAGGGTCAGGTCTGTAACCCGGAGCCTTTAGCGAGCGTAGAAGGTAAATATCTCCTAGAGTAAGATTGTTGTTGTGCATCATTTGGATTTCGGAAGGAGTAAGACTGTTCAGAGAGTCGTGAAGCCACTTACCGTATCCACCAACAGCCCGTATGTCGTCCATCTGGTTGTTGATGTAGTTTTCTTGCTGGGCTTGACTCTTGTAGAATAGCTTAGTTAGAAGTGAAAGGCCCGTGTCATCCCTAAAGTTCTTGCTTTCGGGGTCGTTCCGTAGGGCAACCATTAGAGCTTCTTAGGGGCTTTGGTCTTCTTTGACCTACGATTGTAGTGACGATTGACTGATTCACTCAGAACACGGAGATTTGAGTCACCATTCCCAGCACCTGTACCGGAGATGTGGTCTACGTCTTTCCCGTCACCCTTGTGAACCCGGCCTTCACGCATAAGCTTGCGCCGAGCAGCGTTACGCTCTGCCCGGTTCTTCTTTTGCTGGGGTTTGGCATTGTACTTCTTCTGAGCAGCTTGCCGTCCCGGAGTGTTAGGTAGTGTGGTCTTCCCCTTCATACTACATATTATACACTTTTTTAGATCAAAAGTCAAGTAAAATCGTACAAAGGAGGTAATTTTTCTACATTTTTAGGATTAAATCGCAGATTTATGACCTGCTCATCATTTTTTACTTGACAAACTGACCAAAATATAGTATAATACTTATATAAGTCAGCGAGGGTAAAGGATCACATACTCCCCGGTTCCCGCCCTAAAAAATTCTAAATTCGTAGAGAAGCTCTTGATGGTGTGCCGATTCGGTGTTACTGTCAAGGGCTTTTTGTTTACGTGTCTCACAGGTTCGCACTATTCTCGATATGACTTTTCTAATTTTTTATCTAGTATGAAAGGCTGCCTTTTTGACCGATACAGGCCATTTGATTTCACCCGCCCCCCCGTCCATCCCCATGCCCATGTGATGTTGTAACGTCACAGGCTGGCGCTCCTCTTGCAAGTGAGAAGCAAGAGCAACACACTGATAATGATAATCACTTGCATTAAGCTATTGATAATGCTTCTCATTAACCACATGTACGCGGGAGATGAAGAACACACGCGCGTAGGGAGAACAAATAGGGAACAGTGCATGAACGAAGCGCAGGTAAACAGGACAATTCGAGAACACTTCGAGAACGTCACTCAACTCACCGCTCAAAACACTCGCTTCGTCGCACTACAAATGTAGCACCACCGTGAACAAACGAGCAACACTACAAATGTAAAGCGAACAAACGCGAACAAACCGTGAAAGCGCTACAAATGTAGTCAGCTAAGCCACTGAAAACAAAGACATTTGACTTTCAATCCGCCATGTGGTCTAAGGGACGGGTTCCGAGACGCAACGGCGTCTTTGAGGCGCGGCCTACGGGTCGTTCGGAACGCTCACAATGCGGTAGCGCTCTTTGAGCGCGGCCCATAGCCGAAAGGCAACGTAATGACTAGGCATCAACGCCGCAAGCTTGCGCGGAAGCGTAAGGATGCAAAGGCTGATATCCTCAATCGCCGTGCGCTGCACGTGCTACAGCAGGAGAAAGCCAAGCTAAACCTTTCGCGTCCCAAGCCAAGGGAGCGCACTAAGGCGGGATTGGTTAGCTCGATTTATTCGGGCGCACCTAATCCGCTTGGATACACGCGGCCCTTGACATGGAGCAAGGGAGCGGCTAAGTAACCCTAGACGTGCTAGAGCGCTGTAACGGTGCGCCGCGAAACGCTCTAGCCGTTTGGCCCACGATACGGGCAAAGGTAGGTCGCAAAGCCAGCCACGGGCGGTTAATCCCCGCTACGGAAAGCAACGTGCCCTGATAGCAAAGGGAACGACACGTTGGATAGCACGACACTTCACGCGAGTAAGTGCCTACGTAATTCGCGGAGCGACTTTCGAGCCGTTCCTAACGTGGTAGGTTGCTGAAAGGATATAACCGTGGACACGCATCCCTTCGGGCGGATGCTGTAAGCTAGCCGTATCGCTCGCGGGCCTACTGCGCCCGATAACGTAAGAGCCAACGCACTAAAAGCGCAAAGTCTTACGGATATGTTAACCTAAAAGCACACGAGCAAAGCCACAGAATTGTGGTAAGGTGTTACGCACTTACCCTATTCGTAAAGTGGCGCACTTAATTGTGTAGGGCGGTGTTAGCGCATCTCTCCCCAAACCCCCACGTTAGCACCGTCCTACTCAATTAAGCGCAAGGGAGACAGCGCAATGAAACAGCCTCGTGCATATGAACAAGCCCAAAAGTTGCGGGCACAGTTGGGAACGGTTGACGTTGCAATCCAGCGTCGTCACGTGTTCCCTCTCATGGCCGATGAACACGGCTCATCCATCGGCGCTCAGATTGACGCGCTCTTGTGTGACGTTGCGGCGGAACACGAAGGCGTAGTCAAGAGCGTCACTCTCAACTTGTTCGATGACCAGCTAGACGCGGTGTCGGACTACTATCAAGGACCACACGAATGAACACACTTACCCTACGTCACCGCTACGCCGTGTTCTGCTACTACGGCGAAGTGAAGGAACGTGTCGGCACGATACTCGCGAACAACGCGAGCCACGCTAACACGAAAGCTCAACAGCTTTTCAATCGGCACTGTTGGGCTGAACGCATCGAGTAGCACGGTTGCTCTAGGCACACACGTAAGCGGTTAGCAGTCTGCTAGCGTCGGGGCTGCGTGTGTGTCTTAACCAGCTGTGGGACACACGCAACAATCCCGTTGCGTGCTCTACCTAACTGGAAGCCAACGCAAAGGAGAAAAAGCAATGGCACGTAAGAAGTATGTTGGTGACGCGGCTATCGGTCGTGCAATCAAGTCGCTTGGCGGTGTGCTCAACAACGTCAACGAACGGGTGCAGGACATTGCTGTGTCCATCATCGAACACGCGGCTGGTCCGGGCAACGGCGACATGAGCCGTGCTCTCGACCTGTGCAAGACGGTCGCTCGTTACAAGACGCTCAACGTCGCCTATCTGGTGGGCTTCTTCGCCTACTACGGCAACGCGAACGTCAACCTGCGGGCGAACGACGGTGCCGGCAAGGTGTCCCTCATTTCGAAGGACAGCAAGCGGTATCGCGGCTTCGACCCCGCTGGCGCGGCGCACAACAATTGGAACGAGGCGTTCGACGACAAGGGCAATCGTGCCAAGTGGTACGCTGGTCCTGAACCGGCTGAGTTCCAGCCCATGACAATCGGCGACCTTGCGGCTCGTATGCAGGGGTTCGTGAAGAACACGAACAAGCTGATTTCGCCGGAGAACACGAAGGAAGTGAAGGGCAAGAACGTTCCTGTCTTCTCGCTTTCCGAAGGCGACCGGCAGCAGGTCGAACACGCTCTCGCTTTCATCGACCGCATCGCCAACACGCTGGCGCGGCACGAGGAAGTCGAGCAGGCGGCGAAGAAGTTTGCCGAAGCGCAGGAAGCGCTTGAGCAGGACAACGACGTCGTCGAAGCTATCGAGAGCGTCGTGGTCGAGGGTGCCCGCAAGGCGGCCAACGGCTAAACACTTCGGCCGATTGATTACCTTCGGTGAGGGTGGGCAGGTTAAACCCTCACGTATATAACCTAAAGACTAATGTATTGGTCCCTGCCTGTACGGGGCAACCACGGTACAGGCGAAGGTGTCACACTGGCTCCCCAGCGCGTGACACGGGTGGTGTCGGGCCAACCACCATCTACGAGCGCAGCGCTGATAGCGCAGCTAACTCTCTTTAGTTGGGTAGTGCATCGAGCCAACACAAGAAAAGGTGGATATGTTGGTAGGTCGTTCCACCCACTACCCTACTAAGGAGAGTGAACAATGGTACGGGCAGCACAATCTATCATAATTTGCGTCGTGCTAGCCAACGAGATACGCGGGTTCATCCTCGCTGCTCCTGTGATGTACGCTCTGTACTGTGCAGGTGGAACGTGGATGGCTGTGTGGCTTGGTGTCTGTTCGTTAACAGGCATAGCCTTGTCTGTGCTCGTTCCTCTTTATCTTGTGAGGAGATTGTCAAAATGGCTCGGGCTTCGGATTACATCATCGCAACCATCCTAACCTTGGTGTTGGCGTGGTTGCTTGTGGTTCCTATTGTTGAGCACGTCGCTCGGTCTATGGACGACAGCGCCAACATGATTGCGGGAGCGACAAAATGATTGCAACCGTTCAACAACTACGTGAGGCGTTGAACGACGCACCTGACGACATGCCGTTGCGCGTTATGGTCAACCGTGGTGTTCTCATTGGGGTTGACAACGTGCAATGGCTCGAAGGTCGTTGCGTCATCGTCGCACGACACACTCTAACCATAGTGAAGGAGAAGGATGATGGCGACACCGCCTAGACGTGGGCGGGGGGCAAAACCAGCGCCAGTTGTGGACGTGGTTGAAGATAATCTATCATCAGTCGCGGCTGAAATGCTGGCACCAACAGAAGCTAACATTCGTGAAGTGCGTTCACGTATTGAGGACGTGTTTAACGCTCTCGGTACGGACCAGCTTCCGGGTACGGTCATGCCAGTTGGCAAACGCAACAATTCGGCTGAGGCCGGTGAGTTTGTGTTGGCTGACTTGCTATCTAAGTTGGCTAGCGACCGTCTCAAGAAAGCCCAAGAAGCCGCTGAAAAGGCGGGGGTTTTCGGGGACAAGAGTGAGTACGTTCCCGGAGACACGGTGATGGTGTTCTCCGACCCCAACTTCTCTATCAACGTCAAGATGGGTAAACCGTCGAAGATGATTAAGAAAGAGAAGGTCCAAGCCGCTGCTGAGACGTACTTGGGGCCGAAAGCCTCTGAGTTCATGGAAGCGTGCATGGGCGAACGGGCGGCGACCAAACAAATCATCGTTTCGATGAAGTAACGGCCATGCCACGGTGGGCTAAAGAACTTCATCCAACGCACGGTGATGTGTCTCGCATCAACCAGCGTAAGGACGCCAGCAAACGCGTTCCAACTGTGCAGGACGTTATGGACCTGCCGCCCGCTGACGCTGGCGTCTACATGCTGACCGAGAACGAAATCAAGAAGCTACGTTCTCGTGTCTATGCGTTGAACAAGGACAACCACTACGGCTGGCGTTGGAGGACGCTAGTTGAACCGGGACGTGGAAGATACAATCAGCTTCTTATTTGGCGTATTCATTAATCACAATTGCAGAAGGCATCATCAAAACGGTGGTGCCTTTTCCAGTTGTGTGAAAAGGGCGGGGGCTCGACTAAACACACTGGCTCCATCGGGGTCATGATGGTGAACTACCTTCCTATGCAATCATGCTAAGGAAGCTCCTTCCAACGGAAAGGACTGTAAAGCGGGGGACAACCCAAACAAAGGTTGTTAACGTGACCAGCCACGGTTCAAGTGCTGGAAATCCCAAAGACTGAACTGAAAGTAACCAAGCCGTTTAAAAGCCCACCACGGGCCGATACACACGCTTGGCTGTTGCATACCTAAACACTGCGTCTCGCTGCTCTGAGATTGGTCAGAACGCCACTACGGTGGTCTTTATCAAGCCCCTCAGGGCCTATTTTACTCTTGAAACAAGGAACAGCCGTATGGCTAACATTCGTTTTGTTATTGGTTCTGGAAACAACCGTACCGTTTTTGATCGTGCTCCCAAGCACACCGCCAAGTGGGACGAGCAGAAGAAAGGCTTCCGCCTGTCGCTCGGTATGCCCGCTCATGGCGAAGCGAAGGCGTAATCTATCATCAAGCGCGCAGTTGTGGGTTATCATCCACAATCGCAATTGGGGTACTCGTTTTCAAACGGAGTTTGATCGGTTCTACTGTTCGCGTGAACCTACGCAGCAAGAAATCATTCGAGTTCTAAAAGACAACGGTATCCGTGCGTCGCTTGATTGGTTTAAACCTCAATGGTCGGGCAAAGTTTATGCGTTACAGCTCGACTTGGAGTTTTAAACGCTGGTGGCGGAAACGCCAACGTGAAAAGAGACGTTTAGCCTTACTCGCACTTGTTCGACAGGTGCGTGAAGAAATGGGAGATTACGACCGTGATTTATCCGGGTTTCGGCCCCGTCCCAAGAAAGGCGCTCCCTCAAAGAGCGTGGACAAGATGTGCCGACTTTCTCGATCCAAAACCTGAAACAATGGACGGCATTATAACGTCAAGTCACTATGACCGTCGTTGGACTGTCATGAACGGAAAGGTGTTGAAAGCGTGAAGAAACCGCTTCGTCGTGTGGTTAAGAACCACGCACTACGTAATGAACTGATTGCCAAGGGTTTCATCGTTCCGAACCACATGGTTCCGTCGTGGCTCAAGGCTCGTGGTTATCTCGAAGCAGCTAAGGCTGCGGCAGCAAGAAGGGGACAGTTCTTTCATGTCTAGTCTAGCTCGTCGCATTCAGCAGCGCATCGCAGCCAAGATTAACGACGCCGACCCTGAGAAGCCTCGGTATCGTATCTGTGAACGTGTGAAGGGTTTGACACATCGTCAGGCTCAGCGTGGAATTACTAAGCCCCCGAAGGGAGACGAATAATGCTTTACGTTATTCTTGGTGTACTGGCTTACACTCTAATTGGTGTCTGTTTTAGGGCTCATCTTCTGTGTTCTCTGTCACGTTCCACCGGCTACCTATCCTATAGCGACACAGAGAAGTGTGATTGGCTACCTATTATCTGGCCCTTCTACCTTCTCTATCTGGTAGCTACTCAGCCTTTCAAGTTACTGAACAACCTGTCGATCAAGTTAGCTAAAGCTTGTAAGCGATTTAAGACAGGTTCTGCACCGGAAAGCTTTTACTAATCCGCCGGTCCTGTGCAAGGGACGTGAGCGGTAGGTGAGGGTGTGGTTGGTCCGTAGTAGACACGTCATGCTAAGTCGAACAAACTGCCTCGCTTTTGATAGCTGCGCTACCGGCGCTGCGCTTGATAAAGTGACGCGGGTTTGTTCGCCGTTAACCCCTACGTAATTCGGAGTTGGTCCCTTCAAAAGGACTTTGGTGGGTGGGCCCAT